AGATCGAGAAGCGCAGTGAGATCGAGAAGCGCAGTGAGATCGAGAAGCGCAGTGAGATCGGTGAAAGTCGAAAGCAAATAAGCCAAAGAGTTCTTCAACTTCATCAATTTTCGAGAGATCATTCTACCTACTACAAGGGGTCACCAGATTGAAATAGGAGGTTTTTCGGTGAAAAGGATATTTTTTGTGTAAAGTTATTGTAAGATTAAAAAATATACTTATCTTTGCACCCGCAAACAAGAAAGGTGCCATAGCTCAGTTGGTAGAGCAAAGGACTGAAAATCCTTGTGTCCCCGGTTCGATTCCTGGTGGCACCACTCTTAAAGCGGAATGTAGCGCAGTTGGTAGCGCACTACGTTCGGGACGTAGGGGTCGGGCGTTCGAGTCGCCTCATTCCGACTATTTGTCGTTTAACTTGCTGATAAATAGCAAGTTATTTGTGTTTAAATAAAGCACCCGGGACGAAAACGGGACGGTACGTTTAACTGTTTGTTTTTGCATATCGAGCAAAAGCAAATAAAAAAAAATGTCTACACTTAAAGAAATCCAATCTTACACGCTCCCAATACTACACGCTGGTAAAGAATGGTACATCGACTTCTACTCGTTCGATCCTGCATCAAAAAGCATGCGCCGTAAAAAAATAAAGCTTAATCACATCAAAAAGACAACCGACAGGAAGCTTTATGCGAAAGAATACATCAAAAGACTATCAGAGAAACTTATATTAGGATGGAATCCCTGGATAGAGCAGGAATCAAGTAGCGCATATCTTCTCTTCAAAGATGTGATAGATAAGTATCGGACTTATATAGCCAAAATGCTCAAGGATGGCCGATATCGGCCTGAAACATACAAATCATATACATCATACCTTAACAACATGATCGGGTTCAACGAGAATAAACTAGTACCTATCACTTATATTTATCAGTTCGACAAAGATTTTTGCGTTCAATTGCTTGATGAAGTATATATCACGCGAGATAATACAGCATTTACACGCGATAACTATTTAGGTTTTTTGAAATCATTCGTCAGCTTTTGTATGAATCACAATTACCTGACAAAGAATGTCACTGAAGGAATATCCAGTATAGGAAGGAGAGGAAAGAAAAAAATAAGAACGACATTAAATAATTCCGATCTTGCAAGACTAAATGATTACTTATCAGAAAATAACCCTTACTTCTTATTAGCTAGTTACATTTTATATTATTGTTTTATCCGGCCGGCTGAAATGAGTAAGCTGAGATTGTCTAATATAGATCTGCATAAGCAAACAATATACATCCCCGGTGACATCTCGAAAAACAAGAAAGATGCAACCATCACTCTCCCGGCCAAAGTTATACGATTGATGGTTGAGCTTAATATATTCAGTCACAACACTAATTATTATCTATTTTCGGATGGTTTTAAGCCGGGTTCGACACAAAGAACGGAGAAAATATTTCGTGATTTCTGGGCTAATCATGTGCGTAAAGATCTTAAATTTTCAGAAAAATATAAATTTTATTCGCTCAAAGACACGGGCATAACGAACATGTTGAGACACTATGATACGTTGAGTGTTAGAGATCAGGCGCGACATAGCAGTATTTTAATGACCGATATCTACACGCCTCATGACATACAGGAAGCAAACGATCTCATTAAGAACTACGATGGTGAGTTCTAAAATAAGCCGGATCAAAAGTCCGGCTTATTCTTTTCGTACATAACCCAATATGGCTGGCCAGATATGTATTTAGTCTGGTATCCAGATGAGATCAGAGCTTTAGCCACATCGGTTGCTCCAATATTAATCATCTCAGACATATCGTAAGCTAAATCCACGCTTGTTTTATATACTTGATCAATGACTGATCCAACAGGTAGATAATTCGTTGATATAAAATCAGCTATAATCCTAGATTTAAAATCCTCTTTTTCTTCATTATGTTCCATTTCTTTTTGGTGTTTGATTGGTTTTATACGTAACTACATCGCATAGAAAGTACCTTCAATGCTTGTTGATAAACCTTTAGAAGTGATCTTATAGAGTAAGCTTTTACAGTAAAATTGTCTGTTATCAACAACAAATTCGTCCATCGGATTCAGAAATCTGTTATCCTCAAGACGAATAACATACTCTGTATCTGTATTAACAGATATATTTTCGGAATAGGCTCGCGCGTAAAAGCCATTAGGACCTAATATCGCTAATGTATCTGTATCGGATCCGATTTTGAAAAGTCTGTTATGTCCCATGCTCGCATCATATCGCACATAAGGAGAGATTGTACATTGAGGATAAGTCATCCGATCTAAATCATGCATAGGTACATCTTGATCCTCATACATCATCCATCCCAATAACTTAGCAGACCCTAGATATATTGATATAAATAGGTTAGAATTATCTATTTCGTCTTGAGGTATCCCGCCTTCGATGGCCTCATATAGTTTTTTTTGCGCATCATCGGCTTTTCGGACATTTGACACGACTGGTACAAAAGCACCAACTCTTCCAGTATAGGGCTCAAATCCTCCGAGATCTACACGAGAAAGGAAATAGCTATTATCATAGATTTCAGCAGGGACTATCTTTAAATCGGATTTATCATCAGATTGATCATCCAAATAACTTTTAAGATAATCAACCATTACTAATTGATTATTGCCATTTACAATAAAATATAAATTAGTAGATAAATCGTGAAAAATATAATACCCTTTGTATGTCACTATATCTATTTTAGAAAAGTTAGGGACATCTATGACCGTACATTTTTTAACAATCTCTGGATCTAATTCTTGATATTTATACCAGGAATCATTAGGTAAGCTATATGATACATTATTATATGTTATATATAGAGATTCTTTTTGGTCATATTTTATAGTTATATCATTGTGTACTTTATCACCTGATATTTCTATTTTATTATTAGCATTCTGATAGTACTTATAAGTATTAAGGATACGAATTTTCTTAGTTACTTTATTAACAAGAAAAACTACGTTAAACAACTTTTCTATTTCCGTAATAAAATCATCAATTACCCAATTCGGTACAATTTTATTATATTGTTTTGCATCATACCCATTCACTATTATTAGTTTTCTGTACATCTCATTCTGCGCAAGAACATTCTCTTCGATATCATAACCCAAAGCTTGACATACTTTATCAATGAAAGAAAGAAGGTAGGGTTGAGCGACATATGTTGTACCGGCTTTATAGTTATATCCATTACGCGTATCCCATTCGATGTCGTTATATAAGACATCACTTTTAGGTGCCTGACCGTAATAAACATATGCACCTTTTTCTTTAATTACCGGACAACAGACGAACTCAACGTCAGGATAGAAATGATCTAATGAATAGAGAGCTAATTGTTCATCAATATCCGGTATCTCTCCAAGTTCTAATTCTCGCAAGGTTTTTTTTCCTGCAGATAAATAATTGAGTTCCGAATTTCCTGATACGAGTTGTATTTTAGCGATGCTGTCCTCTATTGATAAGATAATCTCAGTACCGTTAATGACAACCAGACCATCAACAATGAGCACAGCAGACCTATTTTTATGTTTAGTTATAGAATGTAATCTATACATATGATTATAGATCTTAGCATTATTTTTATCTTTCAAAGAAAGATCAATATCATAGGTGTAATCTCCTTTTTTTGTAAAGAACGGGTTATTAACATAGAAATCAACCTCAAAATCTTCAGGTAGATTAACCTTCATATTATCAATATATAATTCTGTCATAAAGTACTATTTCTAGAGGCGTTAGTATTCATTTTATCAACAAGATCCTGAGCTTCATTGATACCACCTTTTCCGCTAACGTAAGTCTCTGCGATTAGAGGTTCACTCAATCGATTACTTAATAAGTTAAGCACTATTTGCATTTTTCGCATGAGTGCTACTTGCTCCGGATCCATACCTGAAGGAACGGGTATAACTGTTGTATTAATATTGTTGTGTGATTGTGATGCAGGAAGAACGGACGACACATCTGAAGCTGTCAGATTAGAGACACTTCCTGTACGTTGAGCATAGTCAATTAGATTAAATACAGGTCGCAAATTAGGATTGCGAACGGCAAACCTGTTAGATATAAATTCATTGGAGTGAACAACACCCTGAGGTTTATCCCATTCACCATCAGGAGTAAAACCACCATCATAAAAGTTAGCAACAGCTCCCTTGGCAACACCAAAGGCTGCTTTAATTAGAGCTATTTCGGCAGCTGCTTTTGCGATCCCCCAAAATCCTAGCGTAGCAATATTCTTGACAGTAGTTTCAGCTATTGCCAGCGTAACAATATTTTCTAACGCTGACAATGACAATTGAATCGTTTTCTTGAGAAAATCTCCCAAACTAACTTCAGAATCAGTAATCATCTCAGCAAACAATTCACCGAATTCAGAGGCAAAATCTTTCATCCAATCAAATTGCTGCGATAATTTATCCTTGTATTCCGATTGCGACTTCTCGAAGTCACTTATCTCAATTTGTTGTTTACTCTTAAGTAAGTTCAATCTTTCGTTTTCAGTAAGATCAGTTATTTCCAATCGTTCATTAATATAAGATAGCTGTATATCCTTCAACTCATCAAAATATTCCCTCTCGTTAATTTGTCCAGCCAAACGTTTTTTATTCAGAGCAAAGATCTCAAGTTCTTCTGCACGCTCAAGACTATCTACACGAGCCTTAAGTGCTTCCTCATTATCTTTTTTAATTTTCTCAGCATTCTTTTTTTCTTCCTCATTTTTTTTATCATCTATTTCCTTGATTTTTTCCATCATTTTGATTTTAGTATCAAGGATCTGGTTTAAGATATCCGTCCGCTGTTTAGGTTCCAATCCGGCAACTTTTAGTTGATCATTGAGCTGATCAATCTCAAGCTGCTCCATTTTCTTATTAAAATCTTCTTGCGTTTTAATTTCTCCATCCAGATAATTATTCTTAATATCTGCGCGCTTTTTATTATATCGCGCTTCTATTGCATCCATTATAGGTTTATTCTTCTCACCGCCACCTGCATCAACAACAGTATCATCCCCAGTATTATCACCAACAATAGGACTTTTAATTTTGGGTGCTAAAGCCATAGAATTAAGATAGTAAGATTTTATTTTTTCAATTTGAGCATTAAGATCTTCCAACTCTTTCTGAGCATTAGTTAGCGATGCTTTCGTTGAATAATAATTAGCAGAACGTGCCATCGCAATATGACCTCCGATATCAGGTCCTTTAGGTTGTGGAGTATTCGAGATCTCTTTCAGGTTGTCTGAAATCTGTGTGACTTTATCAGCTGCAGAAAATTGTTTTTCATATAATTCTTTAAGTTTAGCACGGGAAGCTTCCATTTTCAATTGCGCTTCTAAGGCTGTCATGTATTCATTGATAGCTTTCTTATTTTCATTAATAACTTTCCCCTCTTTAGATATTTCAGCCGTATAACCGGGCACAATAGACTTAAGATCCTTTATTGCCTTCAATCTCTTATCATTAGCAATATTTTCATTGTGTATCGAATCTATCAGCAGATCTATTTGTGATCTTTGGTCTGCCATTCCATCATTAACAGATTTACGGATATCAGCCATGTCTTTTTGCACCTTTACAGCAGCAGATGTTTTTCTTGTAAAGATTATAATTGCAGCTGTAACTGCTGTAACTAAAGCTGCTAATGCTGCATAAGGATTGAGTTTAGTAACTAAATTAAAAGCTACCATCGCACCACGCGCTTTGGACATTTGACCAGTAAGCAGGAAATAAGCGACCTGTAAGAGATATAGTCCGCCCTTAAGCGTTCCGGACATAACAGCACCTGCAGATTGTGCAATAGTTAATCTGTTTTGCCACATTGTAGCAATTTTAAGCGCAACATAGTAGGTCACAACCGTTGCACCAACTGCTGTCAATACTGCTCCATGCTTTATTAGTAAACTTGTTAAATCACCCAAAACCGATACAACGCTCGAAGCCCCGGACAATAATGAGGTAACAATAGGTAGGAGTTCTTCTCCAAGTTGGTAGATACGTTCCTGGAATATTTTCTTCTGCTTTTCATTAATTGCTGTTAAATCGTTATTCTTAACATTAAATTCATCGACAACAGATGTACCATCACGGAAAGCTTGAGCAGCTTGTACTTGAGTTGCACGGATCCTATCAACATTTGATGCAAGGCTAGATAAGACTTTTGCAGCACCGGCACCGTCCAATTTCATTTCATCGAAAATAGGTGCCAAAGCATTCATATCACCTCTTTTTTGCAGCGTTGTAAGGAACTGTAATAAGGCTTCATTAGCATCTGTTTTAAGCAATTTCGTGAAGGAAGAAACTTCCATACCGGCTATTTTAGCCATTTTCTTAGGATCAGAAAACATCTTCATCATTACACCTTGCAGTGCTGTAGAAGAGACCTCTACTTGCTGCATATCTTGGTCTAGTACAGATGCATAAGATGCAAGAATCGGAATATCAAGTTTAGCCTGTTTACCAATACCGGCCATGCGCGCGGTAAAGTCGACCAAGAACTTTTCATCAGATGTCGTTGTACTTGCAAGTTGATTGACGACAGAGCCTATCGATAGCATTGAGCTTTTCAATCCCATCCGGTCAGCGTCACCAAACAACTTTGCTAATTTACCAATATTCTTAATCGCATCCTCGCCTAGATCCTCACCTAAAGAAGTACGAACGATATCACCAGCTTCAGCAAATTCAAGCAAATCTTTTTTGCCTTCAACACCAATCTTACCTGCATCAGATAATAATTTATTAAGTTCAATTCGTGCTGTCTTCGTATCCATCTTTTTAAGGTCCTCGTTGATGTCAACGACCTGATCACGCGTCATCCCTGTGTACTTCATTACATCAGAATATGCTGAATCAAGATCCAGAAAGTCGGATATTGATTTCTTTAGTGTATACAGAACTCCGGTTATTCCACCAACAAATGACAATACACCTCTTAGATATTTTCCGAATCCGGACGATAGTTCAGAGAATTTATTATTGCTTTTCTCTGCTTCATTAGTGTTGTTTCTAATATTATCATTCGTTATCTGCAGCGATCTATTATGCTCAGATATAATGCTCTTCAGTGCCCTTATTTTCTCTCCAGCTTTTGTGTATTCTTCAGAGCCTACTGTCATTTTTTTCTGCACAGCTATGAGTCCACGCATCTCAGATTCAACAGACTTGATATCATTTTTAATAGGAGATCCATCCAAATAGAGATATACTCCACGTTTAACAACTTTATCTTTTGACATAGTTTTTCCTTATTGTGATTTTATTAAGTTGGTTTAGGATGTCAGCCAAAGCAGCATCGCCATGAAATTCGCCGGCAATATCAGCAAGGTCGCTTATATTCTTCTCAATGGGACTGTCAAGCCAGTTAAGAGGCGTACGCTTGACAAAGCCAGGATGATGAATTACAGTTTTACGGATATCTTTATCCTTATCTCCACGCTTTTGCATATTGGCACGAAGTTGCTCATCGGACCATGCAGAATATCCGCGAGAAATGACACCATCTCTAACGACGTACCCACGTCCAGCGCCATACGCCCGGAATACACCATAGCGATAAAACTGGAAGCCTAATGCAGATACATAGCCTTCATTAGCTTTCTTCCTGGTACGAGTAGATACATGTTTTTGAAGTTTTCCGGATGAATGGGTATTACTTGATACTATACTCACAGATACATCTCGAACTTTTGCAGTCCAATTAACTACCAAGCGGTTGTATTCCGCGACAGTCATAAAATGAGCGTTATCTGACATAAAATAAAAGCCTTTAGATTTGATTTATGGCAAATCTAAAGGCTTATAGCACGAATAAAAAGGACAAGTTTTAGCGGATGATCAACGATTCATTTCGAATCTTATCTGTGAATTGAATGTCGTTAAGTCTGTTAATCCAACCTTTTAGAAAGACTTTTTGCGTTGGATCTTGATCGCAAATATCTTTTACGAAACGTATTCTTTCCGCCTTAATAATATCAAATAATCCTCGCGGATTAGCTGCATTCAGAGCATACAATGTCTTCTGACCGACAATTCCATCAACCGGTACATTAAGAATGCGCTGAACATTTTTAATACCATGTACGCCTGAAGCCCATACCCAATCGACTACCAGGTTAGCAATAGATTGAGAGCGGATCTGGTCAGCTTTCCATCTATTCCAATAGTTCGTTACAAATACATGATATAGATCATCTACTGTAATAAACTTTAGGTCATCAGCATCGATGTCACCATCACCATCTTTGTCATAACCACAGCATTTCCATGTTGATAGCGTAATACCCATGTTGGTTTTACCTCCTTTGTCGTTCTTGTGATCTGCCCAACCACCTTCCCATTTCCGAATGAAATCAAATAATAATGTTGCTTTTGCCATAATAATTTAAGTTTATTAGGCAAAAGTGTAGGTTACTAAAGAAATTTAATAGGACATCAAAATAAAGAGCCTTGAGTATTTCCGATATCATCATAATTGCATACCATCCATTCTTCTTGCTTTCTTCTATTTGTCTTAGATGCAGATATAGTCCGTTCTATGCTGTGAATTACCCAATTATTATTATCAGCATAGCTTTTAATTAGATCCATCGGGAACATTGTGAGCATGAATTTTCCTTTTACATTACTCAATAATTCTAATAGATCAATCAGATTTTGTTCATTGAAAGATCCTTCGTAATGGCCGCAATCAGAGTTAACGTATGGTGGATCCACAAAATGGAAAGCATCATTATTGTCATAACATTCAATCACAGTTAGAGCATCACGGCTTTCAATAGTTACATTCTCAAGACGTTTACAAAGTAACTCTGTAAATTCATCTTTAGCATTCGATAGTTTTTTAGGCATACCTCCCGAAAAGTCATATCCAAAAGATCCATCAAGTTTTGAAGCAAATGACGTTTTACAGAGCGTCCACACCGCCCATGCTCTTTGAGCTTGAGTGAAAAAATCTGAATAATTTAATATATGTACAGCATGAGCATGCACATCCCTAGAATGAAGCGTTTTATCTATTTCCGTTTTTAACTCTTGATAGTTAACCTTTGCCATCCAATAGAACGTTACTAAGTCCATATTGATATCATTAATAATCTCTGCATCAACAGGGTTTTTAGCGAATAGCACAGCAGCACCGCCACAAAAGGCTTCTGTATATAACTTATGTTGTGGAATAAGCGGCAATATATGCTGAAGCATTGTCTGTTTGCCACCATAATAAGAAATAGGTGTTTTCATCATTATATAAAAATTAGTTATTATCTTTGCGGTCCTACCACATACGAAATGCGCCAACACACAGAAGAGGATATTAGCCCTCGGCTCTGCGTGTTGGCGCATTTATGTTTGTATGTGGTAGGATACTACAAACAAGTCGGGGGCTTTTTTTAACCCCCAAGCTTTTTTTAATTATTCTCTGTATTGCTAGCTATGTAGCTTTCAGCCTCTTCTTTCGAATCGAAAAGTATAGCATCATACAAATACTTCTCAGTGTCTACAATTTGATTATCGAGTACAGCTATTTTATTAATTGCTTCATCTCGAGTAATTAAATTATTAGAAGCGATATACTCATTCAGCAATTCTTCTGTATCGAACTCTGCTGAATCAAACCCTTTCCCAGGCGTACACTTACCTTTAAAATTTATTTCCATAATTTGTATTATTCCATTTCTATGGACTACAATACAGTTTTTCGTTAATTCTACCATGATATATATTATTATCAATTAGTTGTTACAGTAAACCCTAAACCAGACAAATATGATCTAGCATTAGATGATAAAGCAGTAGGAGCTCCACAATTTCCCGTTAAATCAATCATCTTACTGCCAGTTGCAGTTTGTACTTGCGCTGCAAGGTCAATTAGCAATTTATCAGTCATCGCTGAGGTAAATACGCCTACGGCTGGTTTTAATAATACAGTATCTACCATACTGGAAAATTTTAATCCCCCACTATATGTAACGTTGATTGAGTAGATACTCAATGATTCAATTATTCCTTTTAAACTTGCTAAATCGCCACTTATTGAACTAGAGCTACCCGATATTGTAATGCGAACAGTTCTTTCGGGAATATCTCTTAAATTCCCTGTTATTGTTGAGGGAGCATTAAGTAGTTGTAAAATCCTCAGTTTTTTTGGTAAATCAGATAAATCGCCCGAAATATTTGGGCATCTATTTAACGATAAATTTTCAAGGCTTTTTGGTAAATCTCTATACTGCCCAGATAATGATGTATTTAAAACACTTGCCATATTAAACCTTATTATATCTCTAGGTAAAGAAGACACAAAACCATATACTTCATTTCCTTCTGATATTGAAACCCCTGTGTTGTTTACTACCTCGTTAGCTTCTATTACTGGCAAAGGACTATTTACACTATGTCCTGCCCCTTCTTGTTGTATTTTAAATAGATTATCAATTTCTATTTCAGCTTTATTAACGTTTAATTTGAAAGCAACAACTGTTGAGATGTCTTTCGGTAAAAATGTACTTGACCCTATTTCTGAAAGAGTTGTTCTGTCAATAAACACACCGCCCCTAATTACGGCGTATCCTGATTTATTAGTCTGAAAACTGTAAGTACAATAACCAGAACCGTCCCCATTCTTTCTAAAACCGATATACTTCTTAAATGGCGCAATATAAGGTTCAGGTGTACAATTACCATAATTAATTGCAGGATTTCCGTTTGTAATTCCATCCAAATTGTTTTGTGTATCTAACCATTTAGATGCAGTAGCATTCTCGGGAAGTAATTCTACAACACAACCATCAGTAGCTTTATTTATCTTATCGGAATAAGTCAATCTGCTTAAATCTGGGCGACCCATATTATAATAATAGTCTACATCAGATTGCAAAAAACCTCGTTTGAAAAATCTAAAAAGAGAAATATCCCCATTAACTCTATATCCAGAAAGGTTAATATTTAGATTGGCAGTATTTTTAATTAATGGAGTTAAATTGTATTTCGCTTCTGCGCTTAATTCCCCATTTATATAAATACTCTGAGTGTTATTATAAAATGTACATATTGCGTGATAGCATTTTCCTGAACTAATGGATGAAGTTAGTAGCTGATAATCTACTCCGTCAACCATCAATCTAAATTGAAGTCTGCTACCTGATTCAATAGATATAACGAAACTATCTGCTCCGGTTCCAGGATTTATCTTACTTACTAAAATTCCTCGAGATGCAGGTGTTATTTTAAATAAAATCTCAAACGAAAACCCATTATCTCCTGTTTTAAACAAGTCGTTATGGTTAACAACGACACCATCATCAATACCGTCGAATTTATACCCGAACGCTTTCCTCACTTGCCTATTATCAAGCATCCCATCCGCATCAAGTCCAGCGTATCCGTTTGCCTGATTCTTTTTAGAAGTACGCTCAACCGTGTTGGGTATTTGCCCATCAGGTATGGCACCAGTAGCATCGAGTGCAGGATAACCGTTAGCACGACCCTTTTCGGATACTGTCTGATAAGTATCTGGTAATTGAGCTTTCAGGAGTTTACCGGTGCCATCCAAGCCCGGATATCCGTTTGCCTGATTCTTCTTTGATGTACGCTCAACCGTGTTGGGTATTTGCCCATCAGGTATGGCACCAGTAGCATCGAGTGCAGGATAACCGTTAGCACGACCCTTTTCAGAGATAGGCTGATAAGTATCCGGTAATTGAGCTTTCAGGAGTTTACCGGTGCCATCTAAACCCGGATATCCGTTTGCCTGATTCTTCTTTGATGTACGCTCAACCGTGTTGGGTATTTGCGCATCAGGTATGGCACCAGTAGCATCGAGTGCAGGATAACCGTTAGCACGACCCTTTTCGGATACTGTCTGATAAGTATCCGGTAATTGAGCTTTTAATAGTTTACCGGTGCCATCCAAACCAGCGTATCCGTTTGCCTTATTCTTGTTAGCCGTCTTTTCAGCTAACTGAAAATCTTTATCCGAGATAAATACTCTCCACTCAGACACATTTGACCAGGAAGCTATATTACTTCCATTGAAGTATGCAATTACTTCACCGTTGTCGGATTGGAACTTTATAACACAACCTCCTACACGCAAACGAGCAGGTACAAGTGCTATAGCTTGATCTAAAGTGAATACAGGTGTACCGTCAGTATTAACATGATACCTAGATACATTATACATTTCTGATCTGCTTGAGTCGTCCGCTTCCTGCTGTTTATTTACCATTTGCAGCATCTGCTCACCCACTAGGGTGTGAGTATTAGATTCAGGTAGCTCATTTTGCCGGATGAGATTAGCACCGGCAACCAATTGTTCATAAGATTGTGTACTCATATTCATTAATTAAAAGTTTTATCAAACGTTTCATCGAAAGCACGATCTTCCAAAAATGCCTTCCTACAATTCTTGCCTTTATAAGGTATATCAATATTGAAAGGTGCTGAATATCCGTACAGGGATAGATCTATATTCTGCACAGGATCAACATCTATTCCCTGGATAGAAAATGAAGCAAGAAAGCTATATTTCCGATCGCGCTTATCGATTACAATCTGAGCAAATAATTCATCTATGATACGTTCGCACACTTTAGTGCGATTATCTATTTCCGTATAATCACCAGTATCAGAAATGTGATCAACGACCAATAGGTTGTAATCATAGCTCTTATGGTAGGATACATCGCTACCATCATAATGGTATGATCCTTGAGCGAGGATAACTGCAGGATAGCATAATACGCTATCAAGAGACGTTTCCATCTCAGCTGTTGAGCATAGGAAATGTTTCTCGCCATTAGCTTCATGCCTAACATCCACATGCCTTCTACACAGATGCTCAATGTATTCTGAAAAATTAGTTATTTCCATTCTTGATAGCCTCCCTTATTCTACGATTCATTATTCGAAGAGCATCCGTCACAGGCATCGCCTGGTATTTAGACATATCAGGTATATGATCACCTACGAAACTGTCAAATATACTCAGCCAGTCTACCGATCGATTAATTTTATTATTACTCTTATTGTCACCATCACTTTCGGGGAAAAGGTGTATGTACGCTCTAGCTAACCAGCTCTTGATCATAATGTAATTCAAGAATATGGCATACTTAATTTCTTTATCAATCTTAGCAACTTCATGCACGCGAGAATCAATGTCAAGAGCTACGCACTTCTTATCATCGGATGTCAATACATAACGCTCATTATTCTTCATATACAGAGCTGCGATAAATAGATTCAGATAGTGATCGTTGCTCTGATCGAGCACGTACTTACTAAAGAAGGTATCAACTGTCATAAATTGCTGTAAGCACATTCCCGACAATTTAGCACCTGGAGCTTGTAATTTTGTTCCGGAAATTTTATCCAAGAAGAAATCAGAAAAAGGAATCCGAGCATCACGTACAAATTCGACCAACTCTATTAATTTATATTTATCGTATGATGATAATTTAGATACGATAAGGCGAGGAAATTTATAGAAATCACGTAAAAATCGCTCGACAGAGTATTCACAGCTATAAAGTTTAGCAGCTGCAATAAATTGCTTAGGACTCAATTCTTTCCATCCTTCAGGAACGTCGATCTTTTTAGACCAACGGAATACCCTCCAATAGCAATAGGTATACTTGAGTTGTTTCATGCCCAAAAGGTTTTTTTATCATCATTATTCCTATCGAAAGCACTGGAAGAGCTACCTGTATAGTATTCAGGAAAAGATCTGCGAACAAACTTCATCAGTTGTGTGATGTAAGCTTGCATACTATCATCCGCTTGCTTGATCTGCAACTGCAGATATACGGGATCAACTAAAGCTTCTGATTCATCACTGTCAGCATTCGCTTTCAGGGAACTGAAATACAGCCCCCTATCCGTAAGACTACCAGGCTCGCACATTAGCCGCTTAACAGCACCAATTACAACCACGCGCACAGATCTCATTCTTAATTCTTCAACCTTATCAATAAGATCTTTTTGTATACTAGTAGGATCTTTACACCAGGCAACCAATTGTTCATACAGAGCATCACCAAGATTAGTACGCAATGTTTCCTCGCTTGCAAAATCAAAATGATTCTGCAAGCGTAAAAATAGTATCCGGCTAGAGTTGATAAAATATACCTTATCAACTTCAGCAGTAGATCTTACTATTGAAGTTGACAACCGGCGATAAGTATCCGACTCCTTAAATTCAGGATACTTATTTATGTTGTTAACAAGAAAGTTAATAACTTCATCTAAAGCGTTAAACCCCTTGTTTTTAAAGTTTTTCTTTAGATTGTTTTCCTGATACTTATAAACCGGTTTAAAAGTACCATTTTCCGATTCTTGACGCTGGAATCCAGCATCAGAGATACGAGTGTTTATTTCGTCATAATCGTACCAAAAAGCTAAATTAGCATTAGCACGCTGACAGAGCTGTAATAGCTCATAATCCTTTCTCTCTCTATCTGTAGCAGATTCACTTGCGGATCCTAAAACTGAAGGATCCGGACCGTACTTATATATTTCGATGAGTTCATTTGTCATCGACTCGCCCAATAAGGAGCGAATATATAGATTGAATGCGTTATTAAGAGATGGATAAACCGTCTCATACTTCATAGCTGCAGAAACCTTAATATGTTTCTTTAACTCTGCATTCTTTTCCCATTTTTCAGCACTGAATATCATATTAGCTTAATATTCTTTTGGTACCGGAACCGGTATCAAGGGTTACTAAAATCGTATTACGGAATCTCAAATCACAGTCTTTTACCCCATTGAGTTTGAGGTAAAGTTCAATCGGATCCAAAATGTTTTGTCGGTCAATCCACGCATTAGCAATATTAACAAGGAATGCTTCTCGAATATTACTACCTCCCTGATTACCTGCATAAGTACCGCCAGGCATACCGGCACCAAACACGTTAGGGTTAACCATCAACGAGAATAAGATCTCAGAGTTTGCAGCTGCTGAAGTAACTAAATTATCTGAACCTTTATATTTATTGTCTAGAGCCGTTATTTTCCACTCCTCTTCTATTTTCCCGTTCACTTCATTTATGGCATAGTTAGTGAATAAAGGCTTCTCAGCATTTTCAACCCCACAAAGGTTTTGCTCAACCTTATCCATATAAGATTGAATTTCCTTTTTCCGAGCATCTGGTGTATCATAATCAGAGACCGGGAACTTTTTCTCCCAATATGAATACGGAATTTGAACATGCCATTTCCAAGTAATCTGATTTTTGTACGCTTTCTTTAGAAAAGTTGGAATGAGATGTGATATTTCTACCCACCCAGCAACATAGCTTGACCACCACACCGGTTCTCCGTATATGTCATCATTACTCCAACTATCACGAATAGGGTAAACAAAGCCTTTCTTAAGTTTTCCGGCAAACTTCAACACTTCAGCTTGCATCTCAGGATCGTACTCGCTTAAGACATCGAGTATATCGCATTGTTCCAAGCTAGGAGAGCCTGGCCAATATCCAGATACGATACATTTTTCAAGTCCGCTGGAATCAGCGGATGTATATCTTCTATACAAAGCATTGATAGGATTAACACCGGCGAAAGAATTGCCTGCCATTGAAGGAATAAAGTGCACAGCACCATTTCCAAATTTCAGATAATCGCGCAACGTTTTCTCCATATAGCGTCTGACCACTCGAGACTGAAGGAATTCCCTTACACGATTATCAGTAATAGGCTTCAACACTTCATTCCCATTATCATCGTATCCATCTACTGTACAGGGATAGATTCCTTGACCAATTGTCAGGTTTCGGAGGAACTTAAGCCCGGTATTTAATACGGATGTTGTTGAGATCTGCTTATCTGCCAATTGAGGAAAATCGTTACCATCACCCCAGGGTATCACTTGATACTTATCTAATGATATGAACTTATTTTGAGTCATATCATGTGGGTTAAGTATATTCTTCCTCGCAATTTCTTCGTTACTCGGACCGCCAACAGAGCTCACAAACATTTGCTGAGATGACATCATCAACGGAGTTCCTTCTTTATTGTATAGTATATCCATATCTATTAAAGTATTACTTTCATCTTATTATATTCAAGGATGTTATCAATATTAACCGGATAAATATGACCTTCAGGAGTACCCTTACAATCACAAGGCTGAATACCTCTAAGGCGATAATCTTTCATATTCATCTTACCCGCGCCACAGCAGTAACATTGAGGAATGAAATACAACTTACCAGCTTTCGTGACAAATTTCACAGAGAATATTCTTCGTTTACCATCCGGTAAAAAACGAATATCCATATCAGCCAACATTATATTACGTCTTATATCCATAACTAATCGAAAGTTTGGTCAAATGTCTTATCAAACGACCTATTATATAATTTATCAACTTTTTTAAAACGCTGTCGGTTATCACTCAAGCGATAAGATATAGAGTATCCTTTAGGTTCATTCCCACGATTATTACTCTCCATATTGATATCGGTAATAGTGATCGGTATCAGTGTAGTAGGATCCTGGTAGATCCACACCTGATCCGACCGGATAATATCCTCGATAGACTCAATACCGGACTGATCGAGCGGACCGGTATATAGTTGGTGTGTCGCTACAGGATCGGTGAATATTTTGGAGTATGAATGCTTTATCTGAGCAAATTGAGCATTCAGAGCGGTTGCGCTTTTAGTAATACCGGTAAAGGCGATTGTTTCAGGAACCCCAAAGCAATTGTTATATACAAGCCTTACTTCGTGTGGATATTCACGCTTATCATTGATGTATTGTATCTTATCAACCACTTGATTTTCGCTTTCATTTGTAAGCGCATATACATCGTAATAAATAATATCATTTGCATCAATATGGTATCCAGTTTCCGCATCTATCCAATCAGGAAGCACGGATAGAGAAACATTAATTGTACAGCAATATAATGTTTGAGAAAATTCTGCACGATAGTATCTAGGTATACCATCTTTAATATATGCTACTCCGACCTCTATAAAGTCTGCAGTAAAATCATATATTGATAGTATTTCTTGCCTCTTAATATTTGTTTTCTTTGTCTGATACCTGGTTAGAAATTTATCGTATAAATCAACTCCAAGAAGAACGCTAGAGTAATATAGTATTTGTGTATTATAGTTAACAACACCATCAACAGTGCTTCTTATTTCAAAAATCAATGATCTATCTTTGTTTTTTTGAGCGAACAACTGCGTTGAATCAAAAGTAAAATATTGGCTCAGGACATCACCGATACCACTTATTATTACTTTTTTCTCAGAATTAGGGTGATAAATTTCGTCAAGCAACAACTTTTGTCCCACAGATATTCTCAGTGACACATTAGTTGTTACATTATCGAATACAATATCTTCGTAATCGGCAACAAAAAACTTATATTTTAGATTAGCTACCATTGATATACTCTGTAGTTTAGACCAAATACTATCCCTTTGTTAAAATAGTCATACCCAATTTTGTAAGTCCATTTGTTACGGCGATATCCGATCGACAAAAGCCTTAAATTGTAACCGAGATCTCCAGATATAATGAGCTCATTATTATAGTTAATTTTGGGAATGATGATGTTGTAATCGTATGTTCGTCCGGAAATACGATTATTGAATATAGTATCTCTTGTAGATACATATCCAATATTATCAGGAAGCTTCAACGTATCATCGTACACTAACCGGCTATAATAGTCACGTATGATTCCAGCTGTATCAACATTTACAGGTATGGTGGTCCGGATCACGCTTTGAACCTTTATAGTATCACGATGTACCTTCCCTACAATTGGTATAAAAGAGTGTTTGATCTTAGTTTGCCGGCTACCTAACTGATAACCGGCGCACCAAGATACAACCGCAACAACGATAACAATAACACCAAACAACCAAACGTTTCTTTTCATTTCATTTCTTCTTCTTAAGTAAATCGATTACACTTAACCACCGCTCTTTAATTGCAGTAATGAGCGCATCTTTAGGTTTACCGTCAATTACGCTGAGATTTTCTAATATAGATGTCATATACTCGACCAAAAAATAAGTAAGAACAGCTAATTTGACAAAATCAAAAAAATAGCTACCTAGAGCGTACATCCATCCAGTATGAGCAGCGCAATCCATAGCAAAAGAGTGCACAATAAAGATGATCGTTAGCCACACACAAATTTTTATCACACACCGAGAAAATTTAAAACTGTCGAATGACTCTTTACGCTTTGCCAACGAAGCTTTGAGACCCGTCCAAGTCTCAATTAATATTGCGATAAACATCGCAAAAGCAAGAATAGGACCGATACCCAATATGGAGGTAATGATTCCAGTAACGATAGACAGCGGTATCGTAACATTTTGGATATCGTACTTGAAAGATGGACAGACCGAAAGCAAAAATTCTTTTCCGTTCTCGAAGCCGTACGTTCCGCACAGCCAATGCAAATAACTTCTTATCATATAAGTTAAGGTTTAGGTTAATAACTAAAGCAAGACAAAATAAGCTACAATTATCGGCAAGTAATAGGACAAAAAAACAGCAGCATAAGTAATTTGTTAACAAAAGCCAATAAAAATGGTAACAGCTGATACATAATAAATTAAGCAAATAACTAGAACCAATAAGCCGCTTTGTCTCACGTTTTACCCAACCGCACCCTATCCGCATTCGCACCATTTTTCGCAAAAAGTAAGGAAATATGACAAAGCCACACCCCACGGGTATGGCTCACTTTTGTAACTATGATATTGATTATTTATATTCGCGCATCGACAAATGAATACGACTTAAGGATGAGATGTCCGTACTTGATCCACACCCGCTTATCAACTGCATCACCAAAATGCGTTGCTTCTTCAGGAAGGATTGATTTGTTTCGTTCGCTACGTTTATCCTTAGCGAACCTTCCGTCACGATCCTCAACGACACGCGTATTATTCATTGAGATAAGCGTATACTTGCACTTACTTCCATTGAATCGCTTACGAGGAAATCGGTTATCTTTTTCGGCAAGGATACTTGCCCACAGCAAATATTTCTCATGTTGCGGTGGTTCAATTCCGCGGTGAGTCTTCTGTTCAACCGTCCAACCTTTCTTGATCAGACGCTCGACAGCGATCTCGTTATATGTTTTTTTGTTATTGGCACGATGAGCATCACCATACTTATCGCGATAGAACACGACATGCTTCTTAGAATGATTGCGGTAATAATCGCAAAACTTATCTATCAAAGCATTAATCATTGTGTCATCCTCTTCATCACGCTTGACAAAGAACTCATTGATGTTGTTATCAATAGTATAAGGAGTAATCAGTTTCGTCACAAAGTCAAAGTTTCGTTCTTGCCCAACTTCCATGAATGAAGCTGTCGAGCCCCAGTCACATGTTAATTCAATGGCACGGTTAGGATCGCAATCAAGATCCCGGCGACTGTCATTATTATTGGCCAGCTCAGACCAATTGTAATTATTATCTTCAGCAAAGTCCCGTATATAACTGTCGTTCGTTGCGTTATAATATACGTGTCGCTCATCGATGCTGTAATAGCAGCTATCAATCTTCTCAATATAAAAGTTAAGGATTTCAATCATGAAGCTGAGCTTATCCATCAACTTATACATATTAATGATATAGCTCATACCAACATTCGCAATGTTATCAAAGATGGATCCAAGAATAAATAATATACCATCATTACTCACGAATGGAGTAATTGTCCGCCGCAAGCGAATTGTTTCGTTCCATAGTTCCTTATAGAGTTTTACGTCTTTAGCAATAGCGGCTTCAATAAGTTGTAGTTGCAACCGTACGATTTTATTCCATACCTCGAACAATCGCACACCCCTTTCCTTCTCATAGTAGGTTGATGGTTCAAGCAACCATTTCTGTTCAGGAACATATGGCATCGAAGATAGAAAAGTATTTCCATGATGTTTCCAAACCGGATCCTTACTCTTTTTACCAAAGATATGTTCATTACCTCTGTTAGTAGGCGCGACTTCTTGGTCGAACTTTTCTTTATTCAGAGTGAGAGCTTCATCCGTGATATTGTAATCTGCATTAGGTCCACGCGAATTACCATCTTGAGTTAAGAGATACAAGCAATGACCATTACTAAAAGTAATGCAATGGTCATAACTCATTATCTGTTCATATGGACGATACCATCCATCAGGTGGTCGTCGGCAAACAACATAATCGCCAATCTTTGTTTTTTCATCGTACCTTTTATAGCCTAATTGCTCAAGCATTTTAAAAGTAGAAGGAAGCGTTTTAGTAAGAGCTTGACCAAAGGTAGACTGTGCCAATGTTGTCACTCCACGCGGCATGATCCGGACATTCTCATCCACTTCACTACCATTTATAAATGATTTACCCGTACCACGCGAATAGATAACATACTTCGTTTTCGCGCGCATCAGCATAATTGCTGCTTGAGCAGGGTTAACATTCAACGTTTCCTCCCAGCTATCTTCCATCTTACCAGCGATTAAAAACAATGCAATTTACACCATCCTGAGTAGTGCACCTAGGATCCTGTTCTACACGCTCGACAAGCTCTTTCAGATCTGACGGAAAGAACTTCTTGCTTACCTGTGCAACAATATACGACTTATCAACGGTGACAATGTCTATTTTTTTATGGTCCATCAAAAGCGAAACTAATCGCTTATTCACAATTTTATTTTTTGCCATATCATATAAATTAAGAGTTCAATAATTCTTCTGCTTGTTGGTCGTCGATAGGCTCAAACATCGCATCAACCAGTTCTTTAACATCAGCATCAGGAAGTTTGCGAATAGCATCCAAGCTAACATTGAGGGGTTGACCGTTATTGTTAACCTGAATATAAAAGGTATTTTTCTCCATTCGCCGTGGATCCTCTGAAGTAATAGGTTTCTCGCCAACCATCAACATGAGTGTCTTTTTAGCATTATTCCACTCTTTGAGGTTCCCGCTTATTTTAGCCTGGCGAATCAATTCTATCTGATCTTTGATTTGCCATGCAAACCAAAAATCCCAGTCGAACGAGTGTTGTGTTTTAAAGAGTTCTTTAGCCAAAGCGATATCTTTCCGTATTTGCGTCCTGGTAATACGATACTTTGCCAGCATCATATTCACAATATGCGTTTCATTCGGATAGTCATCCAAGAGCCGGGCTATTTGCAGCACACGATTAAACTGAAGCTTCAGTTCTTCAGGAAGCGGTGAATTCTCAGGATCAATAATGTGAGCCTGTATCAATTCATGATTCTGTTCTACAAGAGATTTCCGACCGTGTTGCTTCATCATGATAACTCAGCGATCTTATAATCTATCCGCTCAATCAACTGTGTTAGAGATTCCACTTTCTTAAGATATTTCACACGCTTA